CTAACTCATAATCCCCTTCTGAACCAAACCACCACGTTTTCCCAGGGGAATTTTGTGGTTTCTGTAAAATGTATGGATAACCAGGGGAAGTATCTCTAGGAATACCATCACAATAGTCTAAACCTACTATGCCAACAATAGCCTCATCAAAAGTAAAAATACCCCGATCTCGCCTAAAATGCGAGTTCTCGTTAATATTGAACAAATAAAGCATAATCTTCACTAATTGCACCAAGAAGATCAACGTCGACACGAGTTTTATTTGAACAATAACCCGATAAGCCAACGTGGCGTGGATCAACACCACCTGGATCTAAAGCCCTCAAAAACGCTGGACGCGTCTTACTTGGACCCCAAATGCCATATAGTGGACTCCTAATTATCTTTGAAACGCCACCACATGGTGCAACCTTATCAGTGGTTGCAACAGGGATTTGGAAAGAATTATCATAAGACATAGAGGAGGATTGAGCTTCCATCATCACCTCATCTGGTTCATTTATTATTGGCTTATCAGCAAAAAGGCTAGCAATTTCGTCTGCGAATTCTCGCGTAATAATTGTACCAGCACCTTCGCTATTATTAAACCCAGCCAGATGAACCCCTACAATCTTCGCAGGGGTAACTGCCGAGTTATTCAATAAAATAAATGAACCACAATCACCTGGCATTGTTGAAAAATGATATTTGACAACATCTTTAACAGTATAATAAACGGCATTTCTTTCACCGTTAACTGTTTTCGAAACAGGTATCTCACGATCAAAGACATATGCTGGACCACACTCTATGCGCCAGCTATGATCATTCTCCAAAATACACAAATTCACCAATTTATCAAAGGGTTTAGACCACGTAGCTTTACTAATGAACTTACGCCTAATGTCAGAATGAGGTTTAATAGAACGATCAAAACGCACAGCATAAAGATCTTTGGCTTCCATCTCTTTAGTATATGTGCCACTAAGGAATTCCTTAATCGAAACAGTGAAAACATGCTTGTTCAACCCATTAACGAATCGAACATTTTTGTCTTCTGAAAGTTTACCTGCTTTCAACCACAATTTGACCACTTTATAGTAGTGTAATGGCATAACAGCA